GTATTCATTGTGGCGCGCTTAAGCAGCAGCTGTTTTCACAGCCGCAGCTCAAACTCGCACCTTAGCAGCACGTTCTCCGGGAAGCAGGCCGAGGCATATCTGGCAGAGGCGTAGGGCATCGGGGTGAGCGTTTCCGCCAACTTGTGCCCCGGCCCCCACGCCTGATCGTACCAGTTGCCCATTAGCCGATGCCCAAAGAGCACCAAGAGCTGCTGAGTAGTGTTTGCATCCAACGAGGACTTGACGAACGACAATGGGAATATCGAGGCGAGTGCGCCCCTTGGTCGTACCGTCCCTTCACCAAACAGCGCGGGGAGCCGGATATGCTCCTCAACACGTTTGACCCCGCCGAAGCGCACACGGGTGTCCCCAAGCGACGCATACGATGCTTCCAGCATCAGCCGCGAGAGACGCCCAGCGCTCAGTTTAACCCGCCTGAGCAGGTCGTGGTCCACGTGGTGCGCGATGAAGTCGCGCGTGGCGAGAGCTTTCCCCAGGACGATCCCCGTCCTGCGCTCTCTGACCCTCTTGGTTAGTAGGGTAGCCACGTTGCGTCCAGTCGCACCGATAACGGGACTCATATCGAGTGAGACTGTTCCTAGTAGGAGTCCGCCGGCCCATGGAGCCAGCGATGGTATTCGACGCTTGAACGTCGACTCGAGTAAGAGGCCCGCCCTCGGCGAATCAGACCTCAGACGCAGCGTCCAAGCGTGCTGGAGGTATAGCTCCGCGTATTCGGCCTCCCCCTTGAGGTGCTCGCTCACCCAGTCGCCACTGACCAGTGTGGAGATCGCCCTGGCGCAGTAGCCCCGGCCGCCCCGCCGGTCGAAGCTGCACCTGAGGAACTCTGCATTCACCGTCCCGCATGACTGCTTCGTGCGGTTCATCCGCAGCTGGCTCCCCATGACAGCGGCCACAGTCCGCTCGGCGTCGGCCGCGCTAGCCGTCGAGATCAGCACGTCATCGCCGGTGTGCAAGCACTCCATCCGGGTGTAGATCCCGTCCCCCACGACGCACCGGATGTAGGCGGCGTTGAGGATGGAGTTCCAAAAAGAAGTGGCCCTGTGCCCCGACAGGAGGGTCCCAACCGTCCGGAGCCTCGTCTCAGGGGCCCCGGGCTCAGGGCTCCAGCACACCCACGTGTTCTCGATGCTCGCTAGGGCCCAGTCGAGGACCTCCCGCGGGGCACCCTTGCACGTCTCCTCGATCACTATCTTCAGTGCCTCGAGCGTGTGCTGGCTGTTGAAGTCGTCGTAGTCGAACATAACCTTGAACGTCTTCAGCGCCTTCCCCCACCGGCGGTAGTCCAGCAGCTGTGCACTCTCTGACGGCCGCAGTAGAACCCGGCGGTTGGCCCAGATGCGCTCCACTGGTGCGAGTAGGTAGTCGAACGTGTAATACGTGCGCGTGTCGCACCCGTAGATCACCCGCGTCTTCCCCTGCTCCAGCTTCAGGGACACCCCCGCCGTCGTGACCGCTTCGCCAGCTGCAATCACGTTCTCTTCCACCGCCTCCGCGAAGTGCCGGCGGTTGGCAAGGGGGCCGGTGACGGTGTGCCCGTACATATCGCGCTCGAGGCGCCGGGCGTGGGCGCCTGTCTTCGTGTAGGCCCACCTCTTCGTCCAGTGGTCGGCCACGCTCCCATACCTCGGGCGCCTCTTCATCTCGTCGCGGACTACCGCCTGAACGGCTGCGCGGAGCTTCGCCGGGTCGAAGACCGCGCGTACGGACGCGAAGCCCTCCTCGGTCGTCCGCTGGGCAATGTCGCCCTGGACGTCGACAGCGCCTGTCATCCGCCCATGTAAAGTTTGCAGCTCGCAGAGGAGTGGGCCACGCGGGTCGCCGAGGGCCCCGAGCGCCTTGATGGTGGTGTTGACCTCTTTGAGCCACTTGTAGTTTTTCGCCCTTGAGAGGACGTGGTCCGCGACCCCCCCGAGCTGCCCCGAGGTGGTGACGTACCAGATTAGCCAACCTGTAGCTGCGTCGTTGGACAGCCCGACCAGGTGGCCCGCGAGATCGCGGAATCGGGCTGCACGTGAGGGGTAGTGCGTCAACGCGTCAGCAAACGCATCCCGAAAGAAGACGTTCACTTGCGTTCTGGCGCCTGGGTGGCGCTTGAGGGGGAAGACCTGACGGTCGTTGGTGAAGTTGGGGTCGGCGTGTGGTATTTTTTTGTTTTTTGTTTTTTTGTTTAGTGAGTTGATGTAGTGGGTGAGTGCGTATGCGCTTTGCACAGGTAGGGGCCCCGCGTGGAGGG